GATTCCATTCTGATACCTACCATTTCTGTCAATTCAAATATTTCATCAACTGTTAAGTTTATTTTCATTAGCTTTTCTCCTTATATAAACTTGTTCGCCATAGATAGTCAGTACCTTCGTCATCTTCGTCCGTTATATCTTCAATGGCTTCAATGTGTAGCATGTAGCGTTCTTTTGTTAATTGATCGTTAGCTGGTACAAGATAAACAGTTCCTATTCCATTTTCTCCTAAATCATCTAAAATAAGATTATCTTTCCACGTTAAATTTTCGTAGGCTTCAAAGCTTGTTGCTTGAAATGCGTAATCCAATGTTCCCCATGCTGAATAACCTATTTCTTGGGTCTCAGCTACTAACTTATACTTTCCGTTAATCATTATGCTACCTCGTCTAATTGATTAAGATAATCAGAAACTATCTCTTCGCCTACTATATAGGTATACATATTTACAACTTTTTCAGGGTCGCTAAAATCTGTGAACACTTCGCCAAAATTAGACTGTTCGTATTCCTTGATAACTTCTATCACGTTAAATACCTCATCTTCTAGCCAAAGCGCACATCTGTGTGTGCCGATTATGTAGTAATCAGTATTAAAAGCGTTGTGGTGTAACTCGTCTTTATTATCTTCTATCCATTCCGCATCTTGATCATTTATAAAATCATCAAAGTATTCTTTAATTTCTGCTTTTTTAAAATAGTTCGTCATTTTTTTCTCCTAAGTTATTAAAATGTATAAGGGAGATTAGCAAATCTATCCCATATATGCAACTCTTTTTTAATAAATAAACTATAATTAAATTACTGTGGCACAACCTGAAAAATTATTTTGGCAACAAGTAAAGAAAAATCTTAAAGGCTTTTCTTTTATTCGCCTAGAATCACGCGTTAATTTAGGTATACCAGACGTTTTAGCCTGTAGTGATAGCGGGGTCTACCTCACGCTAGAATTGAAAGTAACAAGCAGTAACAAAGTAAACCTATCTCCCCACCAAATTTCTTTTCATGTGCAACGAGAAACCGCGCCCGCTTTTATCTTGGTCAAGCGTACCTTCCAGAAGCACCCTAAAAAATCTGAGCTACACCTGTATGCACCTAACCAAGTGCGCGCGCTTGCGGAGAATGGTCTTGTCGTCCTTCCTCTGTTGTCCTTCGGTTCGCCTGTTGATTGGTCGAAGGTTCAAAGACAACTGACCGCGTGTTTATGACTAAAAGCGTGTGGCTATTTCGTCAAACATATATATCTGTCCAAGGTAAATTAAAAAAGAATTTTTGAAAAGTGACCAGTAAGGCACAACTTAGGAGGAAGCCCTACTGGTCGGAAACTGAATGCTTGAATAAACATAAGATTGGCATGATATAGAGTTAAATAATAAATGCAAATATATCTTTACTTATCTCATATATAAGTTCATAATAAAATTCTCATTAACAACATTCTAAAGGAGGAATACTATGAGTTTATACGATACAGCCTTAATAACATGCAAACATACGGGTTTGCCTTACATCAATGATGAAGAAAGACTGGGTTACACCAGAGCTTATCTTTACAAAGAGCTAGGGATCTCGGACACCAGATGCGGAGACTTAGCGAAAGCCATTCATCTGTTGCACGGAGCCATGAGCAAATGCGATTACGCAAACATGCAACGGTTCTTTACAGCCTTTGAAGGCGTAGCACCGCTACTGGTTAAGTACGGAGAGCTAGAAGACATGAACACCAACTTTGCTAACAGTAAAGGGGAGATGTACAAATGAGCTTAAACTACAATCTAACGCAAGTAAGCGACAAAGCGGATCGTGAGAAAAGTGAAGCCATTATCTTCATGTGTATGGCGGTTGGAATTCCTGATATAACTGAAAAGAACTACGAGGAATTTTATTCCAGAGTAACACTTTCTAATCTTATCTACGACATACCCACTATCTTTACATTAGAAGATGTTGCCAGTCACATAGGTCTAACCACCAATGTTTCGAAACAACACAGAGTGTCATTTCTTGCCGGTCTTTACAGAGGTTGGACAGACAAACATTACAGAGAGTGGCGCGGACCGAAAGGAAAGATAAACGCTAGTAAACGACTGTTGGAGGAAGTTTGATTTAATAGCACTCTTTAAAAGAAAGCCGGATCATGTGTCCGGCTTTTTTGTGCGTGTCGCTTGCGTGTGTCTATTATTCCAACACTTCTTCCTTCCTACTGGGGAGGTCTGACCCCCAAGTTCCTAAAAATTGGCCTTCCATTTTTTCTTAGCCTGGCAAAAATTTTCCCTTTTTTGCCACTTTTCGGTGCGTTTTACCCCCTCGCGGGCGTGTGGCTATTTCGTCAAACATATATATCTATTCTCAAAAAATTTATACTGGTTAAAAATTTTTGACGCATAATAAAAAAGGGCCACTTATTGGGTGGCCCTTGGTTGTTGGTTACTGGCCGAGTATCTCGCCGGTGGCTTCTCTGAACTTTCGCTCATCAAAGTTAGGGTTATCATTCTCAAGCATTCCGCAAAGGCCATTCATAAATTCCCCATAATCTAGGTAGTGGCGAATTCTTCCGTCATATAACTCTGCGAGCTGTGCATTGTCCTTAATTATCTGGGCCAATTTAATGTAATCTTTTCTAGTCATTTTTCCTCCTATATAATTATTAATGACTGGGCCAGTCTACACGAATAGAAATGAATATGTAAATTATCTTGCATTGTCTTATAAAGAGAGTAAAATTGTAGGTGTTCAATTAATAACAATTCTTAAGGAGGAATAACAATGGACAAATTAAAAGAGCTCGAAATAGCAATAAATAATAACGTGACCTACTGGCCCATGGACTTAGAGTTTGATTATATAGTTAAATCAGATAGTGAAATATTAGATGAAGCCGTAAGTTTATTAACAAAGATTAGTAGCCCTATTAATAAAGCTATCAAAGATGATGATACAGCTTTAAGAGTACATAGAAGTTTTAACGAACTGATAGATGCGCTTGAAGAAGTAAGAGGGGAAAAATAACAATGGACAAATTTATAATAATAATAGCAACGATGATTTTCAGTCTTGCTTGTGCCAGTACTTACGTATTCATTTACGTTATTGAAAGGTACGGAACAGTTATGGAATCACTAACAGTCTTATGGTTTGGTTTTTTAATCGGGGTCACTTTTTGTTTGCTTTCTCAAAATATACTGGATTCAATTCTAGACTACTTAGACGAAAGACGAATAAGCAAAACATTGGAGGAACTAAGATGAGTATAGTTAGACTTCTTAAAGAGGGATATGTTCCCTGTATGTTTTGCACCGAAAGGCCGGCTAAAGATAAAGCCTTTTGTTCGGACTGCTTAGATTATATTAAAGAACGCAAAGAAGAGGAGTTAAGATGATTATCATTAGAGAAGATGCGCCTTGGTTCGTTGACCTACAAGATGATTCCAAAGTTATTAATTACAATGGCAAAGATATGCCAATAGCCATTTGGAATTTCATCTGTACTAAACGCGACCTTACTATGTGGACTAAACACAAGATGAAAGCCAATCGCTACTGGAAAGTTACTGACGTTAAGAAGTACTTTGACGTTAAAGGATCGGGCCCAGTATTAATGGATAACTTCATGGAACTGTTCGACCACGTAATGGAGGCCGGCAAAGATTAATCCTTGAGAACAATGACGATGGGCCGGCCTTGGAGGAGCCGGCCTTTTTGATTATTCGCCCCGAAAAAAAATTTTTTTTCGCCCCTCCGAGGGAGAGCAGCGAAGCGGAACGAGCGAAGGAGGTTAGATTCTTATAAGTATGCTACGCATTCATTATCTTCTTATGTCTTGTTCTTGCTTTTATTTCGTGTAGCTTATTCTTTAGTAATATATAAATAAAGAAGGGGGGAACCCCCTTGGGTGACGCAAGTCACTACTTCTTCTAAAGAGAAGAAAACAGATAGGCAGAGAGGTATCAAAAACTTTGACAAAAACGTTCTAGCAATTCAATATGTAAATAGTAAAAAATGATATGCCCCAAAAAATTTTAAAATTTTCAAAAAATCTGACATTGGAGCAAGCTTAATGCCCACATCTTCTTTGGACATAAACATAGAACAGCTATCAGAAAAGTATCCTGATGCAACCAAAGAACTACTTGAACTAACAGAAGCGTTAAACGCAAAAACGTTACAACGAGAAGGGCACAATAATTTTATTCGCTACATCAATCACATGTGGCCAGACTTTGTGCAAGGAGAGCATCACAAAATATTTGCTGAAAAACTTGAGCGTGTTGCACGAGGAGAACTAAAACGTCTTATTGTTAACATGCCGCCTCGTCATACCAAGTCTGAGTTTGCTTCTACTTTCTTTCCTTCGTGGGTCTTGGGCCGTAATCCTAAGTTAAAGATCATGCAAATAACACACACCGCCGAACTGGCTTTTCGTTTCGGTAGGAAAGTCCGTGATCTAATAGACTCGGACGAATATCAAAAAGTCTTTCCGGGCGTCAAACTAAAAGCCGACAGTAAATCCGCAGGTCGTTGGGAAACCAATGGCGGAGGAGAAGCGTTTTATTCAGGAATAGGCGGAGCGGTTACAGGACGTGGTGCGGATTTACTTGTGCTGGATGATATTCACTCAGAGCAAGATGCACTTTCGTTAACGGCTTTGGACAATGCTTGGGATTACTACTCTTCTGGACCAAGACAAAGACTACAACCGGGCGGAGCCATTGTTGTAGTAATGACGCGATGGAGTACCAAGGACTTAACGGGGAGACTGTTGAGTAGACAAGTAGAAGAACACGCAGATCAATGGGAAGTCGTAGAATTTCCAGCTATATTTCCGGAAACTCACAAACCTTTATGGCCTGAGTATTGGAAATTAGAGGAATTGGAAGGTGTCAAAGCTTCTATCCCTGTAAGTAAATGGGAAGCCCAGTGGATGCAGAACCCTACTTCTGAAGAAGGTGCTATACTCAAGAGAGAATGGTGGAAAAAATGGGAAGGGGACGAAGTTCCTCAAATGCAATACGTCATACAATCTTATGACACGGCGTACACAAAAAAAGAAACTTCAGACTTTTCAGCGATTACGACGTGGTGCGTATTTTACCCTGATGAGGGCTCGTCGCGACCCGCGCTTCTCCTCCTCGACGTTAAAAAAGGACGATGGGACTTTCCAGAGCTTAAACGAGAAGCCTTCAAACAGTATAAATATTGGGACCCCGACACCGTAATCGTAGAAGCAAAAGCCAGTGGACTACCGTTAACGGACGAATTACGTCATTCAGGTATCCCTGTTGTAAATTATTCTCCTGGCAAAGGACAAGACAAGATTGCACGAGTAAATGCAGTCGCTCCAATGTTGGAATCAGGGATGGTGTACGTTCCTGATACAAGATGGGCAGATGAATTGGTTGAAGAATGTGCTGCATTTCCTTTCGGAGATCACGATGATTTGGTGGACTCTACAACTCAAGCATTAATGCGTTATCGACAGGGCGGATTTATTGGTTTAGAATCAGATGATGATTTGCAGGAAAACTATCCTCGCAGACTGAGAGAATATTATTAGGAGCATAAGATGTCTAAAAAAGGTGAAGAGATAAAGGACCAAGGATTCGTACCTTACGCAAAACAAAAAACTGAAAAAACTTCTACAGGACCAACACCCGGTGCTGGCAAAGGCAAAAGTCGTGGAGCTGGAGCAGCTCTTAGAGGAACTAAGTTTACTGGCGTATATTAAACTTTAGATGGCAGTAAATAATAAACCAACCAACATAGAGAGGTTGTCAGATCTTATTGATCTAGAGGTTGAAGATGGACAAGAGGTTCAGATAGAAGAACCAATGTCAATGGACAATGACATTGCTGTAGAAATAGAAGAAGACGGCAGTGCTGAAATAAATTATTTCCCAGACGACGAGCCTATGCAAATGGACGCTCCGTTTGATGCCAACTTATCCGAGTATTTATCCGACCAAGATTTAGGAAAAATAGCTAATGATTTAATTGGAGATTTTGAAGACGATCATGCTAGTCGCGCTGAGTGGGAAGAAACCTACGTTAAAGGACTGGACTTACTAGGATTTAAATACGAGGACAGAGATCGTCCTTTTCCCGGAGCATCTGGTGTAACTCATCCTTTATTAGCAGAATCCGTTACGCAATTCCAAGCACAAGCATTTAAAGAGCTGTTACCGTCTAAAGGCCCTGTAAAAACTAGGGTAATGGGAGTTGAAACACCTGAAACAGAGGCTCAAGCAAGAAGAGTAGAAGACTTTATGAACTACCAAATAACCACGGTAATGCAGGAATATACCCCTGAAATGGACCAATTACTGTTCTATTTACCCCTAGCAGGCTCAGCATTTAAGAAAGTTTATTTTGACCCCAGCAAGCAACGTGCCGTTAGCACATTCGTTCCAACAGAAGATCTGGTTGTCCCCTACACTGCCAGTGATTTAGAAACTTGTGAACGTATTACCCATATTGTAAAGATGTCTTACAATGAGGTACGTAGCCATCAGCTTGCTGGGTTCTACCGAGACATAGAATTAAAACCAGGGGACACAGCGACCTCAGATGTATCTGACAAAGTAGACGAGTTAGAAGGCGTCCAGCAAGGTACTATGGACATGACGTACGAACTATTAGAGTTTCACGTCTCTATGGACGTACCCGGTTTTGAAGATCCTGACGGCTACCATTTACCTTTTATAATTACAGTAGACAGAACATCAAGTCAGGTACTTTCTATTAGAAGAAACTACGCAGAGCAAGATCCTCTTAAAACTAAAGTTCAATATTTTGTACACTACAAATTTTTACCGGGTCTTGGGTTCTACGGCTTTGGACTAATACACATGATCGGTGGTTTATCGAGAACCGCTACTGGAGCATTAAGACAATTAATAGATGCTGGAACATTAAGCAACTTACCTGCTGGTTTTAAAGCCAGAGGTCTAAGGATCAGGGACGACGAGACTCCATTAGAGCCGGGAGAATTTAGAGACGTGGATGCACCGGGCGGAGCATTAAGAGATTCAATAATACCATTACCTTATAAAGAACCATCAGCTACACTAATGAACCTACTTGGTTTTTGTGTAGAAGCAGGACAACGTTTTGCCTCTATTACCAATATGAACGTTGGCGAAGGCAACCAAGAAATGCCTGTTGGAACCACTATGGCGTTATTGGAACAAGGCACACGAGTTATGTCTGCTGTTCACAAACGTTTGCATTACGCACAGAAATTAGAGTTTCAAATACTGGCTAGATTATTTTCTCAATCGCTACCTGCTGAATATCCCTATCAAGTTGTTGGAGGAGACCAATCCGTTAAACAGTCGGACTTTGATGCGCGCGTAGACGTTATCCCTGTTAGTGACCCCAACTTCTTTTCTATGAGTCAACGTATTACGTTAGCTCAACAAGAATTACAATTAGTACAAAGCAATCCAGAATTACACAACATTAAAGAAGCCTATAGAAGAATGTACCAAGCATTGGGCACAGAAAACATTGAAGCTTTATTACTTCCAGATCCACCACCTCCCGCTCCTGTGGATCCCGCCCAAGAGAATGGTGCGGCATTAATGGGTGCGCCACTAACAGCTTTTCCTCAACAGGATCATGCTGTACACATAGAGGCGCATTTAGTTTTCTTAGCAAGCCCTGTAGCAATGATGAACCCAATGATTGCACCAGCTATGGTGTCTCACATTTTTCAGCACATATCATTACAAGCACAAAACATGGCCGACCAACAAATGCCTGAACAACAACAACCGATGCAACCAGACGGAGCACCTCAAGAGCCTCAAGAGAATCCACAAAAAGATTCTTTAAAAGCAAAAATTGAAGTTCAACTTATGTCTGAAATAATGCCACGTCTTGAAGAAATAATGACTCCACCAGAAGATGGTGTTGTACAACTTAAACAACAAGAGCTACAAATACGTGCAAAAGAAAATGAAGATGATAAACTAATTGCTGAAAAGAAATTAAAACTGGATGTAGCAAAGCTTAAACAGAAAGATCAATCGGAAGAAGAGAAATTGAAATCACAAGAAGACATAGCAGCAATGAAAGTTGGAGTAGACCGAGAAAAATTTCAACAGGATAAAGAGGTTAAATAATGGCATCTACTTTTAACGAAAGAATGCTTGAAAGAGCACGAGGCTATACGTCACCTGCACAACAAGCCCCAGAAAATGGTTTCCTAGAAGCGCTTGCAGCTTCTAGAACAAAACGACAAGGTGGGTCAGGTACTGATAATCTTCGTTTTCCTTCCGCGCGTCAACCTATTGCACAACAGCTACAACAAGCCCTAGCACAACAGATACAACAAGCCCCAGCACAGCCTATTGCACAACAAGCCCCAGTAACGAATCCAGAAAGAAGGAGTGCAATAAAGGATGCACTTAGAGCATTTTCCGATGCTGGGGGCTGGTCTCAGGACGAACAAACCCCAGAGGCTCAAGCAAAAATACAAGCTGCTAAAGC